AAGCGGGATGGGCGAGTTCAGGTTTGGCCGTAGTGGCGGCCTTGCTCCGTTGCCGGGACAACCTTACACGCCGTTGCCGGGACAGCCGTTGAACGCGCCGCACGCGCCACGTCCGAAGACGCCGTTGGAAAAACTACAGGAAGGCTGGCGCACACGCCCCGGTGCCACATTCGAGGAGCGGGGCAGTAACGTCTTTGGGCCGCCTGGATCGTTCGCGAACCGCTACCCGGAAGTCCCGCTGATCCCGCCGACGCGCGACCTCGCTGACGAACTCGGTGCCAGTGCGATCCCGGTCCCAAGGGGTGGGTTCACCGGGCGACCGAGCGCGGAGCCGCAATTCTTTTCCGGCGGCATGCCGATGTCTACCAACATCGAGGACCGGCGCGGCGAGAGCGCTGCGAGCAACGAACTGCTCGCGGAGAACACAGGCGAACTGAAGCGTCTCAACGATTTGCTCCAGCTACAACAGGCTGACCGTGGCGGCGGCGGCGGCGGCGGGAGCCTTGCCAAGCAACTCGGCATTGACGCGATCCCCGGCGGCAGCAGCGCTCTCGGTGGTGCTCCTGCCGGCGGATACGCCGCTGGCCCGCGCGGCGGTGGCGGCGGCGTGCCGCCGATCATGGGACCGACTAGTCAGGCCCCCACTCCCGGCAGTTATCCTGGGGCCACGCCCGACATCCCAATGCAGCCGGGAGACATCATTGGCGACCCACGGAGGGCGGGCGGGGCTTTCAACGCGCCTAGGGGTGCAGCGCAAAGCGGCCAGCATGAGACTGTCACTTTGAAGAACGGACAGAAAGTTAACGTCAATGCCAGAGTGGCTAGACAATTCGAAGGCTTTTTCAATGATCTGATAGATGCTGGTGCGCCAGTCCACAATCTCGGCGGTTATGGCAATCGCCCCACTAATGAGTCACAGCATCCTCGCGGCCTCGCCGTCGATTGGGCGCAGGGATTGCCGGGACCGTCGGGCGGTAAAGTTTCTGAAGCACGAGACGTTTATTCATGGATCACACAGAACCCAGCAGTGTTGAATCAGCTCGAAGCTAAGTGGGGAATGAGCGGCGGCGAGCATTGGAAAGGTCGCGATTTAGGGCATTTCTCGATCCAGAATATTTTCGGTTCTGAGCATCTGAAAAAGTTAGGCATAAATGATCCGAGTGTGCTTCCCAGCACAGGCCCAACACAACCAACACAACCAACAACAACAGGCACTGGCGGCGCTCTCGGTCCCACGCAGACCGGCGTCGCATCGTGGTATCAACCTGGCGTCGGCTATCAAGGCGGCGGCGGCCAAACGGCCAGCGGCGAGATGTACAGCACTAGCGAGTTCTCTGGTGCCGTCCTGCAAAGCCAGCGCGGTCAATTCGGCGGTGTGACCCACGCTTCAGGCGCGGGCTGGGCGTTGGTTGAATCGCCAGACGGCAAGGCCGCTGTCGTCAAGATCAACGACGTTTACGGCAAGTCGCAAGAAGGACGAGGAAGAGTCATCGACCTCAACCGCCGCAGCGCCGAATATTTCGGCAACATAAACAGCGGAACAATCGCGGGCATGAAGGTCACGCCGCTGCGCGGCTATAGCGGCAAAGGCGGCCCGCTATCGTCGGAGCAAGTTTCCGCGCTGAAGGGCGAGCATAAGACAGTCACCGCAGTCACCACTCGCGGCGGCACGGTACTGGCTCCGACCGCTGAATCCCAAAAGCAAGCTGTTGCAAGTCTCACCTCTGCGCCAAGGGCCGACGACCTCGGTCCCACTCCCGCTGCGCCCGCCGCGCCCACGACAAGACCGTTCGCTGCCAAAGTCGGTCAGCCGTTCATGCCAGACATGGGGCCGCCGCCAACGGGCGGCGATATCACCGCATCTGGTCTGCCCGATCTACCGCGCGAAGAAAGCCAAGCGCATCCAGAGTTGGCTGGAGCCAATCGCGCATTCGATCCTGATCTGAGCAAAGTCGATGCGCCCACCAGAAGACGCATCCTCGAAAACGAGCGGAAAGATCGTGAGCGTGCGCGGAATGAAGGTAATGTTCGTCGGGCGGAAAATCTCACCAAAGAACAATTGGAATATGATCGCACGCACTACAGGGAGGACGCCCGCACAAAGGAGCGCGAGCGCGTGAATGCGCTTCGTGACAAGCATCATGGGCAGATATCGCCCGGTTCAGTGCCGTTGCCGCGAGCGCGTCCCGCTGCTGCAGGACCGCGCGCGCCCGCAGCGCCAGAAGGCGAGCACGTTATTTCGAGGGGAGGTGGCGGCGGAGGTGGTGGTGGTGGTGGTGGCGGCGAGGGAGCCAGCGGCGAAATTCAGTTGCAACATGGCGGCATTTTCCACCAACCCACCCGCGCGCTGATCGGCGAGGCTGGACCGGAAGCGGTCTTCCCGTTGTCGGTGCTTGAAGAAGCCCGCCGCAACATCGACCGGCGCGGCGGCGGCAGCGCCGTCCGCGTCGAGGGCAGAGGCAAGCTCGATGTCAACGTCCGCGCCCCGCCGGGGACCGAAGCGCGGGCGGAAGGTAGCGGCCTGTTCCGCCATACCGAAATGAACCGGCAGATGCAGATGGTGGAAACGAAGCGCGGCCCGGTCCCCGTTCAACCCGCAGCGCCGATTGGTTTTTAAGCTATGGCCGACGCAGGATACGGCACGGCATGGCGCGCGCATCTGGTCCTCGCGAGCTACAAGGGCGCGTACTTCCATTGCGAGAACAACGCCCGCGAGGCCGGTCGCCGGATTGTTCAGCATGAATTCCCGAAGCGCGAGATGCCCTACGCAGAGGACATGGGGCACCGCGCCCAAGCCTTCACGCTGCGCGGCTACTGCATCACCTACGTCCGCGACATGACAGACGCTGTCGGCAGCAAGCTTTTCAGAAAGGATTACACCGTAGTCCGCGATCTGCTTCGCACCCAACTCGACAGCGAAGGACCAGGTTCGCTGCAATTGCCGACGCAGCCAGCGCAGTGGGTTGTTTGCTCGCAATACAAGCTGACCGAAGAAGAGCGGTTCGGCGGCTATTGCGTCTTCGACATGTCGTTCCAGGAATTCGGCCTCGATCCATCGGTCGCCGCGCCGACGCAGGCCACCGCGCAAAATCTGATCCTCCAGAGCATTGCTGCGCGGCAGGCGCTGATCCGATTGCTGGCGATAGAGCAAGGCAAGACGCCGCCCATCCAGCTTCCCCCGGTGCCGCCAGTGTTGCCGTTGCCACCATGAACCTCGTTGACGCCAAAGAAGCGCTGCCCATCGCGCAACGGTTGCTCAAAAATTTGCAGCAGAGCGTGCCGCCGTCTGGCCGTGCCGGGTCCGACGCCCGCATGGCGCTCGGCGATCTCTACGCTACGCTGTTCGCCAAGATCGAAGGCGACGCACTCGGGCCGCCGCTCGATTGGTGTTTCCAGTTGGTGATTGCCTCGGGCGCATCGGTCGCCGACTTCACTCGCGTGCGCGTGCTTACTGAGGCCGAACAGCCGCTGACGCTCGGTGCTACGCTGATCAGAGACTGCGGAATAAATTTCTGCCTGATCGCCATCGGCCAAGTCATCTCGACCATGACTTTCACATCGCGCAGCGACGTTGAAACCGTCATGCAATCGCTGATCCAGCCGTTCGCGGACGCAGAGGAGATCGCCGCCGACAGCATGGACCCCGCAACATTCCAAGCGCTGATCGCATTGCACGGCGCGATCAACAATCACTTGGTGAAGACGGCGATGCCGCTTCCGCGCATGCTGACGTACCAGTTTTTCGACACGCTGCCGAGCTTGGTCCTCGCGCATCGGCTCTATGGCGACGCTGGCCGCGCCGACGAAATCGTCGCCGAAAACAAGATCGTCCATCCCGCGTTCTGCCCGAATGTCGGTCGCGCGCTGTCGTCCTGAGAGACTCTGAATGCCCGATGCAATCCCGTTGCCGCCGGTAAACCCGAACCCGCCGCCCGGTGGGTTTCAAGCCCCGCCCGCCGTCGAACTGCCGACCGTGGTGCGCCGCCCGGTGCTGCCCGCAGAGCCGAAACGGCTCGATGCCGATGCCGCCACGCGCGCCGCCATCACCGTCAACGGCGTCGAGTACAAGGATTGGGAAAGCGTTTATGTGCGCTGCGAATACAATTCGTCCTACGACTACTTCCGCTTCAGTTCCGCCGAACGCGATCCGATCCCGCAAGCCGATTGGACGAAGTGGCAGATCAAACCCGGCGACGCCTGCACGGTCACGCTCGCCGGTCAACAGGTCATCAACGGCTACGTCGAATCGCGGCAAGTCGCCTACAACGCCACCGCGCACGGCATCCAGATCATCGGCAAAGGCAAGCCGGTCTGGGCGTCGAAATCGAGCATCGCCAGCAAGGATGGCAACTTCGACGGCATGAGCGTCGAGGAAGTGGCGCGCAAGGTGCTAGCTCCGTTCGGCACGCCACTCAAGACCATCGGCTTGCTCAATCCGCGTCCGTTCGAAAAGCTTCAGAGCAATCCCGGCGAGCTTACCTTCGATTTCATCGACCGCATTGCGCGACCGCGCGGCATTCAAATCGGCACGACACCAAATGGCGAGTTCTTGCTGATCGGCAGACGCAAGCTGGGCGAGGTTCAGATTCAGGGCGAGTTGATCGAAGGCACCAACATCAAAGCGATGCAGTGTGTCATCGACCTGCAGCACAATTACTCCGACATCAATGTCACCGCGCAAGCGCAAGGGAGCGACGATCAATCGGGCACCGCAGCGAGCGAACTGTTTTGCAGCGTCAAGGGCGACGCTCCGTTCAAAAGCTTGTTGGAAATCCCCGCCGAACAGCCGGTCAAATCGCAGGAAGAGGTTTGCGAGCGCGCATTGTTCGAAGCGCAGTGGCAATTAGCCACGAAGATCACCGCCATCGTCACCGTGCAGGGATGGCTCTACGACGGCATCAACCTCTGGCGCGCTGGTCAGTTTGTCTTCGTGCAGTCGCCGATGGCGATGCTCGAACTGGTGCTGGGCGCGCAAGCCGTCACCTACACGCAGGACAATGAGAACGGCACTCAGACCGAGCTTGAAATGGTGCTGCCGGAAAAGATCAACGGCGACAGCACCATCAACTTTGAGAAGCCGTCGCCGCAGCCCGTCCCATCGGTATCGCGCGGCTAAGGGGAGAAGACTATGCACCGCACTACGCCGCTCGACGCCGTGTTCCGCGCCTACACCGCTGGCGGCGCGCGTTCGGTCGTTCACGGCGTTGACGATCTCAAGCAGATGCAGGAAATGGCCGGGACGTTCATGTCCCATGAGGCGCGCGGCGCAATCGAGTCGCCGCAGAATTACGGCTTCACCTCGGTCGTGATGGACGCGATCAAAAGCGAAATCGGCAAGGTCGTCGGCAGCGCCGAGACTTTCATCTCCTTCATGGGCGGCAATCGGTCCTTCCCGGTCGCTGGCAACATGGATGACCGCAGGCATCGGCTGATGGATTTGGCCAAGGGCGAGTTGGCCATGTTCGGCACCCAAGGCATGAAGCAGCAAATGCACTTCTCGCAGGACGGGATGTTCGGCAGCGCTCCGCGAGACAAGACCGTCCGCATGGCACTGATCGATGAGGACAGCGAGAAGGACGGCACCAGCCAGTCGTTTCAACAGCAAGCCAGCGCGCCTGCCACCCTTATCACCAGACACGTTGACCGCAGGGGGCGCGTGTTCAATTTCAGGCGAGTCTTCCCACAGGGCATCACCAACTTTTTCGATATCAGTCCGCTCGACGGCAGTGGCGGCGGCGGCAGCAGCAGCGGCAGCGGAGCCGGTGGGGCCGCCGGAGCCGGTGGCGCTGGCGACGGCATGAAGATGGGCCAGAAGGCGCTGAAGGACAAAAACAAGAAGTCCAAGCTTTACTTCGACGTGACCAAAGACAAGACGACGGCGGCGGGCAAGGAAGTGCATCTGAAACAGGATGACGAAAACACTTACCTTCACGTCAAGTCCGCCAAGGTCTACGCGGGCGCGGAGTCGGGCAAAGGAAAGTTCGCGCTCGTCGTCACGCTCAAAGGGCCAACAAAGAACGTCTACGGCAAGATCGGGTAAAGAGACAGGCACATGGCACACAAGCATCATCACCGCCCTGTCCTCCGCAACGGCTCGCACGGGGCGCACGTCGCCACGGTGCAGCGCTGCCTCGACATCCCGGACGACGGCCATTTCGGCAAGGCGACCACCGAAGCCGTGTGCAAATTTCAGCGCGAGCGTGACCTCGAACCAGACGGCGCAGTCGGACCAGAGACATGGGCGGCGCTCGCTGAGGTCTACGACTTGCCCGAGACTTCAGATTATCCGCCGCAGCCGCTTGAGCCGCTACCGGCGGCGACCCAGCAAACAATCGCGTCGATGGCGGCGCAATCGAAGATCGCGAAATACAACTGGAAAAATCGCGGTGTTGCTCCTCGCGGCTACATCACCGGCATGGCCATTAGTTGGTCAACCGTGGCGCGCAAGTGGGCGCTCGGCAATAGCTCGGCGTTGGAGATGGCGCGAGCAAACACGCACGATGCCGCTCACGATGCGCTCTCTTGGTACGACGGGATTTTCGATGAACTCGGCATGGTCATCGATGTCGATGGCATCGATACGCTGCGCAGTCTGTTCACGCTGCAAATAGGCCACGGCATGCGGGAAAGCAGTGGCCGCCATTGCTGCGGGCGCGATCAAAGCGCCGAGAACGTCGCGGCGGAAACGGCAGAGGCCGGTCTGTTCCAGATGAGTTGGAATGCCTCTGGTTGCTCGGGCGAGATACAAAAGCTCTTCGATGAATATGCACCGGGCAAGAGCGCGCCAATTTGCGCGGCATCCTACTTCTCGGAGGGTGTCAAATGCACCGCTGCGGAGTGGGCGTGCTACGGCAGCGGGCCGGGGCGAGATTATCAGGAATTGGCGAAGAGATGCCCGCAGTTCGCCGTCGAAAGCACGCTGATCGCCCTGCGAAATTTGCGCAAGCATTTCGGACCTATCACCCGCTACGAGGCAGAGGTCCGCCAGGACGCCAACGATTTGCTCCTCGCTATCCAGACCGTGCTCTTTGAGGGCGCGCCTTCCGCATGAGGCGGAAGATCGAACTGGCGCTCTTATTTTTCCTGCTCAAGCCCGCTTTCAAGATCACCCAGCGGCTGGCCATGGCGTATGGCCGCCGGTTGCCTCGCGATCTGGACGAGCGTGGCATCGACAAGAAGACGCGAGCAAAATTCGGAGCAACAGAAAATGGCCAGCTCCGTTCCTGACATCCGGCTGATTCAGAACCGGCAGTTTCCCAACTACAACGTCACCATCGACTGGCAGCTTCTGGACGACGGTACGCTCGATGACCGGCAGGCGCTGGTCAGCGCCGTTGCCGTCGCGCTCGGCACCAACGCGCTCGCCGATTTGCAGGACGTTCTACCGGACCCGGATTCCACAAACCGGGAGGGCTGGTGGGGTGACTTCGACGCAGGCGCGATCTGGGATGGCGCATGGCCGATAGGATCGAAGCTGTGGTTGCTTCGCCGCGCCAAGATCACGCCGCAAGAGTCGGTCGAGGGTGCGACCGAAGTCCGCGTTCAGGACTACATCAACGCAGCGCTGCGACCGCTGATCGATCTAAAAATCTGCACGGCGTTCGACGTGTGGACCTCGCGCGTTGACAAGCAGCGCATCGACGCTCTCGTTCGCATCTATCGCGGGCCGCTCACCGCAATCGAGCTTCTCTATCAAATTCTTTGGGACGAAGTCGTCCGGGATCAGCCATAAAATGCCTTGGTCAACGCCGACATTGCGCCAGGTGCGCAGCACCGTGCGCGACTTCGTTCACGCCATGGCACCCGGCTCGGATGCGACCGTGCCGAACAGCGTGCTGCGCGTTGTCAGCGATGTCACCGGAGCGCTCTGCCACCTCACGCTCCAATATGTTGATTGGTTGTCCAAACAACTTTTGCCGGATACCGCAGAGCAGGAGTGGCTCGACCGGCACGGACAAATCTGGCTTCTCAATAGTGACGGCTCGATGGGCCGCAAGCTCGCGGCCTACTCGCAGGGCAGCGCGACGTTCACCGGCACCTTCGGCGCGATTATCCCGGCAAGCTCGCAGTTGGTCACCGGCACGCTCCAGTCGCAGCAACTCGTCTACGAAGCGCTCGAGGAAATCGTCATCGGCAACGGGCCGACCGAAGGATCGTGTCGCGCGCTCGATCCCGGCGCTGATCATAATCTCGATCCCGGCACGCTGATCGCGCTGCTAACCGTCCCGCCCGGTGTCGATGCGCAGGGCGTCATTGTCACGATGCAGGGCGGCACCGACACCGAAACCGACGACGAGCTGCGCGCCCGTGTGTTGCTCAGAATCAGACAGCCGCCTATGGGTGGCGATCAAAAAGATTACGTTCAGTGGGCGCTCGCTGTACCGGGGGTGACGAGAGCATGGTGCGGCGCGCATGAGATGGGCATCGGCACGGTGACCGTCCGCTTCATGATGGACGACGTGAACGCGGACAATGATGGCTTTCCTACCGCCTACGACATCGCGGTCGTGACGGCATATCTCGACACCGTGCGCCCGGTGACCGTGCAAGACTTTTATGTCGTCTCGCCGATCCCGCAGCCCATAGACCTTTTCATCGGCAATTTGGTCCCCGACACGACGACGATCCGGGGAATGATCCAGACCAGTTTGCAGGACATGCTGATAGAGAGCGCTGCGCCAGGGCAGACGATTTTCACGGCATGGAAATACTACGCCATCATGAGCACGCCCGGAGTCGTGTCGTTCGATCTGCCGAACGATGTCGATGAGGTGATGCCGTCGCCCGGTCACATGGCCACGCTTGGAGACATCGTTTATGCCAGCGTCGCAGTCGCTCCAGCTCCTCCCGCGCCCCCCGCAACCCCTGCCCCCTGACCGGCATGTACGGCGCAGCGGCGACGATTACGCGCGGCAATTTCTCTTGTTGCTGCCGAACGGTCAGGCATGGCCGAAGGAAGATGGCTGCACGCTTGAGCAAGTAACCAGAGGTCTGGCGCAGGAGTGGGGCTTCGTCGATCAGCGCGCCGCCGATTTGCTCGAACTGGAATCCGATCCGCGCAAGACCATCGAGATTTTGCCAGAGTGGGAATCGGCTTGGGGTTTGCCAGACCCGTGCCTGCACGAACAACTAAGCTACGACGAGCGCCACACGATGCTGATGCAGCGCATGACGCTGCTTGGCGGCCAGTCGCGAGCATGGTTCATCAGCGTCGCTGCAGGCCTAGGCTACATCATCGTCATCGGTGAATACTCACCGTGGATTTGCGGCATTTCCCGCTGCGGCGAGACAGTCGATTTTCTCGGACGCCCGCGCTGGCAGATCGCGTCAGCGCAGATCAGGTACTACTGGAAAATCTACGTTCAAAATGCGCGACTGACTTGGTTCCGCTGCGGCGCGGGTCAGTGCGGTGTTGACCCGATGTTGCGCATCGGCTTGGCGACCGATCTGGAATGTTTGATTGGTCGATGGGCGCCCGCGCACACCTTCATCATCTACGATTATTCCGGTTTGGCGACCGGCGGCTCGATGGCTGGGACGCCATAAAGGTGGAGCTACCAAATGAAATATAATCCGCCCTATGGCATCACCGATCCCGATGCTGGCTACATCAATGGCGATCCGTCGATTGCGCAACCCGGTTCGATCTTGCCCGCCGAAGCGGCGGAATTTCCGCAGCGGGAAATCGTCGGCGTCATCGAGAGTAGCCAGCGCATCCCGACCAACGATGATTTGCTGCAACTCACTCGCAGCATCCGCAGCCAATGGCTGAATTTCAGCGTCGATGGCGGCACGGTCAATTCGCTGGTCGTCACGATGGACCCGCCGCTCCAGGCTTATCGCCAAGGTATGCCGCTCCGGGTCTTGATCGCCAACGACAACACCGGGCCTACGGTCATCAACATCAATGCGCTGGGCAACCGGCCCATTCACCGTGCAGGAGGTGGGGAGCTATCGCCGCGCGATCTGAAAGCCGGAATGATCGCCGAGATGTGCGACGACGGCACCGTCTTTCAGATGACGAACTTTCTCGCGCCGCCAGCGGGACCGCCGACCCTCGTCACTGTTCACATCCCCTACGCCGAAGACTCCAGCCTGATCCCGAATCAACTCGTTTGCTCGTTCTCGCCAGCCATCACCTCGGCGCAGCCGGGTGACGTGATCGTCGTCAAGGTCAAGAATCAGAACACCGGAGCGGTCACGCTCACGCCGAATGCGATGTCACCGATGCCGGTGCTGCGCAATGACGGCTTGCCGCTACAGGCCAAAGACCTCGGCGCTGGCGAAGGCATTATGCTCGAGTACAACACCAGCTACTGGCAATTGCTGCGGCTGGCGCGCAGCCAAGTTTATCTCAAGCTGACAACCGACCTGATCGTTTATGTCCGCCCGGACGGCAACGATTTGAACGACGGCAGCGCCAACGATCCCGCGCATGCGTTTCAGCATATCCAAGCTGCCATCGACTACTGTCACAAGAACTTTTTGCTCGGCACCCAGCAAGTCACGATCCAACTCGGTATTCCCGGCACCTATGTGCTGGTGAACCCGCAAGGCCCGTCGATCAAGATTTTCGAGATGCCCGGAAGCTACATCATCCGTGGCGATCCAGCAAACAAGCTTGCTTATATCGTGCAAGGCCCAGCGGGCGGCGGCGCAGCGAACCCGTTGCGCGGCCCGATCTTCTGGTTCCGCGGTTCGGGCGTCACGGTCCAGTTGTCAGGCTTCACGCTGTCGCCGGTTGCCACTGGGCAAAACCTGGTCACCACTCAAGACGCCGCCAGCTTGCTGATCGGCGATTTGGCGGTCACCGGACCTTCAGTCTCCGGTTATTGCTTCGCGACCGGCAACGGCGCGTCGCTGCGGATGATGAACACCATCGACTTCTACAGCAATTGCGGCGGCATGTTCAGTGTTGCCAACAACGCATCCATCGTCGCAGGCATCTGGAAGACGATACTCAAGGTCCACGGCATCACATTTGCCTATGCCGGTGTGTCGTGCGGCCAGCAAGGCAATGCCGCCATATCGGCGCAGTGGACTACAATTTCGGGTGCCGCTTATGGCATGAGATTCGTCGCCGTGAACGGCAGCACGATAACCACCTACGGCGGTCCAACCTACCTCCCCGGCAGCACGGACGGTGTTGTCGATAGCTCGAGTCACTACGGATGAGCGCACTTCTGGCGATGCCGCTGATCCAGTTGAATATCGAAGTCAGTTCGAACGAAGACTGGCTCGATAGCATCCTCTATTGCGTGCCGCCGCCGAATGACCCAACGGCACCGCAACTCGATCTGCGCGGCATCGACTTCGAAATGGAAGTCCGCAGGACGCCCGACGATCATGAAGTCATGCTGTCGTGCTCGACCGCCGAAGGCTCGATTGAGATCGGCTTGCCGCCGAATTACGGCTACATGATCATTTTCAAGCAACAGGAATTCATGGGAACGCTCGCGCCCGGTGATTACGTCGCCGACATCATCGGCAATGATGGTTCCTATCAGCGCCGCGTCGCTATGGTCGCGCTCACCGTCGATGAAGGCATCACCCGATGACCATCAAGGACATCAGCATCGTCGCCCCTTCGCCGCTGGCGGTCGTCTTTGCTGCGCCCTATGCGCCGCCCGGTCCCGTGATCGCTGGGACGAGCTCCAGCACGGTGACCATCGGCATGGGACCGGCCAACTTCGTGATGGAAGAATTCGGTTTGGGTTTTGTTGCTGGCGTGCGCATCCGCGCGACCGCAGGGAGCAATCTTTTCGTTGAAGGCGTCGTTGCCACCTACGCAGAACCAAACCTCAGCATGGTTGTCGATTATCTGGTGGGGGCTGGCACATTCTCGGATTGGAGTCTCAACGTCGCTGGTCAACCGGGCACGCAGGGCATTGCGGGACCGCCGGGACCGCAGGGCGTTCCGGGTTCTCCCGGCGGGGCGACTGGACCAACCGGGCCGACAGGTCCAGCGGGTACGCAAGGATTGACCGGATCGACTGGACCAACAGGTCCGACAGGCCCTTCGGTGCCGGGACCGTCAGGCCCGGTGGGCGCAACAGGCCAACCCGGCCCAGTAGGCGCACCGGGCACTCCCGGCGGCCCACCCGGTCCATCCGGTCCAGTTGGTCCCGCAGGCGTGCAAGGCCCGACCGGCCCGACCGGCGCGCAGGGTGCATCTGGCGTGAGCGGCGCGAGCGGCGCGACCGGCCCAAGCGGCCCGCAAGGAACCATAGGCTCGACCGGCCCGACCGGCGCGAGCGGTCCCGGTTATCTGGCGACCAGCACCACGTCGCTGGCTGTCGGCACGGGCGCGAAGACTTTCACGACGCAAGCAGGCCTCGCCTACGCCACAGGCGCACGCGCACGCGCTTCCAGTCGCGGGACGACGAGCGCGTACATGGAGGGACTTGTCGGTGCGTACAGCGGCACGTCGCTGACCATCAACGTCGATACCATCGGCAGCGCCGGGACGTTCGCCGATTGGAATATCAACGTCGCTGGCCAGATCGGCGCGACCGGCACATCGACCGGCGTCACCGGGCCAATCGGCCCAACTGGCGCGACCGGCGCAAGCGGCGTGCAAGGACCGGCGGGGACGCCCGGTGCCAGCGGCACGCCAGGATCGAACGGCGTCGGCGTCACCGCCTTCTGGGGCGGCAACATCATCATCACCAACATCGGCTCGCCGAGCAATTGCAACAACGTCACCAACGTCGTCACCTACGCGTCCCCGCACGGCGTCACCACCGGGCAATTTGCAAACATCGGCGGCACCACCGCTCCCGGTGGTCTGGTGATTGGTCAAGGCTATTATCTGCGCGCGCTGTCGCCGACGACACTCGCGCTCTATCCCACGCTCGTGGATGCCAGAGCCGACACAAACAGAATTCCGCTTGGCGGCACCTCGGTCGCTTGGAGTTTCCGGGTTTGGAGCTACAGCGGAGTTGTCTCGCAAGGCTTTGATGGCACATGCCCAATCGGTGCAGTAACGCAGCACGGCACCATCTGGCCGGAACTCAATCTCAGCATCCCGCTGCAAACGCTTGCCGCTGTCGCCGTCATCAGTCGCGTCAACGGATTAAACGGGGCGACGAGCGGCAATCCGAGCTACTGGATACCCGGTATTGCGCCGACGATTGTCAGCACGACGCTGATCCGTTTCGACAACAACAACTGGGTCGTCAATCCAATAGGCGGTGGGGCGGTAAATCAAGGCGCAGGCAGTCACACCGCACAGGGCACCACCAACTGGTATGCGGAATTTGCGGTGTTCGGATGAGGCAATTCAGGTTTCACGCGCTCGGCATTCCGCACACAGCGACCAACAAATGGCATGCGAGCTGTGCCTACACGCAAAAGGTTCGCCGCCTCTGCGCCATGCTCAAGTCGCTTGGCCACACGGTCATCCACTACGGCAACGAGCGCAGCGAAGTCGATTGCGACGAGCATGTCTCGGTGACGACGCACGATGATCTGATCAGGGAATACGGCGACGGTCCCGGACGCACCCGCGAGTACATCTACAGGCTCGATGATCGGGTGCATCTGAAATTCTATGCCAACTGCATCACCGAGATCGGACGGCGCAAGCAAGCTGGCGACTTTTTGCTCTGCTTCTGGGGGATCGGCCACAAGCCGATTGCCGAAGTTCATCACAGCATGATCGTAGTCGAACCCGGCATCGGCTACGGCGGCCAGTTCGCGCGCTGGAGAGTGTTCGAAAGCTACGCCATGCTCCATGCCCAGATGGGCATCGATGCGGTCAACACGGCGGGCAAATGCGACTGGTACTGGAGCGTCATCCCCAATTATTTCGAGCCGGAAGATTTCGCCTACCGCGAGCGCAAGTTCGATTATCTGCTGTTCCTCGGTCGCATCGGCGAGGCCAAAGGCCTCGATATCGCCGCCGAAGTCGCGAAGGCCGCCGGTCAGCGCCTCGTCGTCGCTGGCGCGGGCACTGCTGCGCAGATACCTGCCGGTGTCGAATTCGCCGGTTTCGCCGATTGGGACAAGCGCCGCGAATTGCTCGCGAACGCGCGCGCGTTGATCGCGCCTAGCCGCTTCGTGGAGCCGTTCTGCGGCGTCCTCATCGAGGCGGCGTTCTCTGGCACTCCGGTGATCACGGTCGATTGGGGCGCAGCCACCGAGATCGTGTTGCACGGGCAAACCGGCTTCCGCTGCAGGATGTTCGATCATTTCGTTTGGGCGGCGAAGAACATA